ATATTTTTTATTCCTTGAAAAAATTTTATAGCAGGGTATTTTACGTTTTGTGCGTAATTGTGACCCTGCTATATTTGTTTTACATCGGCAAGGATTTTAAACTTTGGATGCCTTTTATTAAAAAATGCTACGCCCTTGTATTTTCATTTGCAGTAGTAAACCTTTTTTTTGCCTTTCATAGCACTTTTATAGGGTTGATTAATTGGAATTCAACACCTTATGAAGTAGATAAAATCATAGAACAATCACACGATAATTATATAATAGATTACGGAACTCCCATACTTATATTTATAATCGCAATACTCTTAAGCTTATGGTGGAAATACAAGCGTTTTTAGCATTCATTTGGGAGTACAGATTTTTTGTTTTGACTTCCGTTTATTTTATAACTATATTTAGAGAAGAAATAATTAAGGCTTTAAAATACATAATAGTCAATGGAGGAAAAAATATCAAAAATAGATTTACTTTTAAAGGTTGTAAATCTAACTCCGACAAAGTTAAATAGGTTTATTTTTTTAGTTGGTATTATGGCATTATGTTATGTTTGCGTGAACCTTTTTAATTTATATGTTTCTGCTTTGAATGCAAGGATTGATTATTTAGAAAAAGACAATATTAAAAAAGATGTTACCATAAACGGGTTAAGGTTGGAAGTTTCTACAAACTACGATAATTGCAACGATCGTGTTGACAGGATAAGCCAAAAGTTAGACAAGGTGGAAAAGAATGAAGAAAAACTTATGAAAAAATGAAATACGTAATAGGTACAATATCGATAATGTTATTTTATATAATAATGGGTTCTTCTCCGAATACTTATTATACACAAACACCTTCCGTTTTAAATACTACCGTTGTGCCAATGGCAAAGAATAAATTCAACAGGAATATTTCAAAGACAGAACAGCGAATGGATATGATGCTTATTAAGCAGGACAGCATATTAAAAACTATAAATAAATAATTATGAGCGAATTTATAAAATCATTCCAAAGGCTAAATGGATTAAATGCTGATGGTGTTATAGGTAAAAATACGCTTCTTAAAATTAAAGAAGTTGTAGGCATTCCGACAATAGAAGCTACGGCACATTTTGTCGGCAACACTTGGCACGAAACAGGAGGTTTTAAAGTGTTTGAGGAAAACTTAAACTATTCAGCTCCTGGACTATTAAAAATATTTCCTAAATACTTCAATCAAAATACTGCTATTGAATACGCACGCAAGCCTAAAGATATTGCAAATGTAGTTTATGCTAACCGTATGGGTAATGGTAACTTTAATTCAGGAGAGGGTTATAAGTTTCGTGGTCGTGGTGCATTGCAGACAACAGGGAAAAACAACTATACATTGTTAGGCAAATATTTAGGAGTTGACCTAATTAAGAACCCGGATTTAGTTTCGAAAGAATACGCTTTGGAATCTGCAAAGTTTTATTTTGATTCTAATAAGTTATGGTCAATGGCTTCGACTGTAAATTATGACAGCATTAAAAAAGTACGTAAGGCAATAAACGGTGGATCGATAGGATTAGATGATGTTTACGCTAAAGTAAATTATTTTTACTCGCTATTAAAATAATCATTACATTTACAATTCATAATAAAATATTTAAACCGCTTCTTTGTAAAATATAGAAAGCGGTTTTTTTATTTGGAATAGTTTTGTATATTTGAACACTTCTTAAATACATACGACACGCATTTAAGTTTCCAATACTAAAGCCTTGCATTGATTTGTCAAGGCTTTTATATTTAATAAAACACCAAAAAAATTAAATAAGGAAATTATAATTTAAGTATATTTGATAAAATTTAAAAATAAATATTATGAAAAATTCAACTTGGTATGGAAATGAATTAATTATTGGCGATATAGTTCACGGATTTAAAAATGGTTCAAGCTGGGAAGGATAAATTTTAAAAATATGGCACAAGATAACTTTTACTACGATCCTGTTTTGGGACTTCAATACATTCCTATTGAGAATAATTATGTTCCTGAAGCTAAACCAAATAGATCCGAAAGACGTAAGATAAAGTTTCAAAAGAGCACTTACAAAAATAATTTTGGATTAACCCGTAATTTATATTAGATTTGTAATTCGCTACAACTAAAATTTATTAATGCCTTCATTTGTAGCGAGTGGGGGCATTATTTTTTTATATTATGGAAAAAATCACAACTTTATTTAAAAAAGATCCAAACGACTTGAGTAGGGTTATTAATGAAGTTAACGAGGAAAACTCTTGGGTTTTTAATCAAAAAACATTAGCTTCACTTAAATTTGACGGAACAAGCTGTGCGATAATAAACGGAAAATTATATAGACGTTATGATGCTAAAAAAGGAAAACAAGCACCTATTGGAGCGATACCTTGTCAAGAACCTGATTTAATTACAGGTCATCATCCACATTGGATATTATGCGAAAGAGATAAGTCATCTGATAAATATCATTTTGAAGCCTTTGACTTATTGAAATACAAACAAGATGGTACTTATGAATTATGCGGAGAAAAGATTCAAGGCAATCCTGAAAAAATAAAAGGTCATGAATTATTGAAGCACGGTTCTGAATTTTCAATAAACAGAGATTGGTCATTTAATTCAGCTAAAAATTGGTTAGAAAATCACGATTATGAAGGAATAGTTTTCCATAACTTGCAAGACGGTAGAATGTGTAAATTAAGAAAGTCTGATTTCGGATTACAAAGAAAATGAATAAATACACCCACGCATCTAACTATTGGAAGATAGTATTTTCATTTTAAGGATTAGTATTTGTGTATAACTTAATAAATGGATTATGAAAGAATTATATTTAGTATCATACAGTTCGGGTGTTTATGACAGTTACCACGAAACTATTATTTTTGCTACAAGTGACAAGAAAAAAGCAACCAGGTATGTGACAAAGTTTAAACGGCTTTTAAAAAAGTGGAAGAATTATTATTCCCAATTCGAAGAAACAGAACATGGATTCAAGTGGATAAAAGAAGAGCATTATGAAAAACACTACAAGAATTGGTACAGATTAAGGGATATAAACGAATGTTATTGGAGATTAATAGAAGAAAGATAATATGGAAAAAAAGAAAAAAAACATCTACAAAAAAGAAATATCTATAAGGGATAATTACGCTAAAACATTTCAAGATGCTTTATTAAGATATTACAGAGGTCATAGAGTTTTAAAAGTAACTCCAAGACAAGGAAAACCAGATTTAGTTAGGCAATTTTATTTTACAGACGAATACGTAACATTATGAAAAGATTAAAATATTTACTAACTATTTTATGGTGTTTAGGTTTTTGGATTTTTGGATTATTTTATTATCCTATATCTGACAATAAAACGTTCACTTTTTTTTGTATTTCTATACAAATTTTATGTTTTACATATTGGGTATTTGTTTGGTTTTTTGAAGAAATGGAAATTAATTAAAAAATATTACAAATGAAAAAATCAATACTATTATTATCAGCTATTATTTTATGCTCCTGCGCTTCACGGAAAGTAAACACGGAAATAAACAATACAGAATCAAAATCAGAGCTTACATCGGTCGTAAAAGAAGAAACATCTACTAACACGGAAAACAAAAAAGAATCCGTTACAACCGATAAAACAACTATCAACAGCGATATTTCAGAAGTAGAAGAAGATGTAAAGGCAATCGATCCGTTAAAACCTGTTACAAAGACCGTAACCAAAGAAGGAAACACGACTAAAACGGTTTGGGAAAATGCAAACGTAACTTCTAAAACTAAATCTGACAAGTCAGTATCAAATATTCAGTCGGATAAAAAAGAAACGGCAAATAAAACAGAATATATAAACCACAAATTAGAATCAGCAATACGCAAAAAAGAAGAAACGAATATTAAAACTAAGTCAAAGCAAACCGAAGTAGTTAGTTTATGGTGGCTTTTACTGCTCCTTATTCCTTTAGGATATTGGCTTTATAGGAAGTACATAGCATAGCAAATCAACCCATTCTAACGAGTGGGTTTCTTATTTTTAAAACTTTAACATAAATAATTGTATGCGTAAATGCAATTATGTATATATTTGCATTATCAATTAATAATTAAAATATAAAAAATGATACAAGAAGAAAAAACAACTTTTCAAAATTGGGTTGACAAGGAGTTTGAAAGTCAATCGGAAATGCTTAAGAATGAAAAAATTAAGAAAGCTAAAATTACGCAGTCAAAATTAAGCCGAGATTACAACAGCAAACACGGTTTAGAAAAGATTAATTTCTACGGAAAAATATTGAGATTAAAGTACGTAGATTTTGAAGGAATTGATTATGATTCGGAAGTAAAAGGAACTTTAAAAATTAGATAGTTATGGCGACAATTAAATTAGATGAAAATTACAAAATGGTTTCGGATAACCATAATTGGACTTTAGAATTTGAATCGGTAAGATTCGACGAAGAAAAACAAAAAGAAGTAAAATCAACAGATGAATGGCATTATCCTACTATTCAGGGTTGTTTAGGAAAATATGTAAATCAGTCGGGTAAAACTTCAAAATCAATTGATGAACTTATTGAAAAGCTAAATCAAGTTTCTTTAATCATTAAATCGATTAAACTATGAACAGCTACGAAGATAAAACAACAGGATTAGAAAACACTTCACACCCGGCATTAGATATTGAGGTTTTCGATGAAGAAATTTATTCACCTCAAGAAATTTGGATCGAGAACAAACTTGAAGAAATAAAAAATATCAAGAATCTTTGGCAAAATATGGAGCGAAGATTTAACGAATCAGTTATGCTTATAGCTTCAGCAAATGAAGATAACGATTCGGTTATTGAATACATAAAATTGAAAGCAACATTAACACATAGATTGAATAAGTTATGAAAACAAAAGATTTTATTTTAGGTTTTTTATTCGGTGTTTTAACTATGGTTATTTTACAAATAATAGACAGTATAATTATTAGAATAGCATTAATTATTAATAAATAGAAATATGAAAGCACAAGAAATATACCTAATGCAAAAAAGGTCAATAGCTTCAAATACAAAGCTAACGCCTTTGCAAAAAGAATCACAAAAATTCAACGCCTGGATAGATTTAATAAACAATTCAATAAAGCGTGAGTATGAAACAACCACAAAAAAATCCGAGAACATCAAGGTAATTATTAATCCAGGCTTCGACAAACCGTTGAGCGAGTTAAATAAAATATATTAGTTATGTCAGAAATAGCAAAAGCATTTATAAAATCGCAATCAGAAATGAGAACGCCAAAGAAAGGAAATTCAAATCCTTTTTTTAAATCTAAATACGCCGATTTAAATTCTGTTTTAGAAGCTGTTTTGGAAGCTTTACACAATAATGGAATAGCAATATTACAGCCAACAGTATTTATTGACGGTAAGAGTTTTGTTAATACGGTATTGCTTCACGAAAGTGGAGAGCGTTTAGAAGGATTTACTGAGATATTATTTTCAAAACCAAATGATGCACAGGCACAAGGTAGCGGAATAACTTATGCAAGACGTTACGGTTTGCAATCAATTTGCGGTGTAGGAGCAGAAGATGATGACGGAAATAAAGCCATCCAACCACATAAAAAACAAGAACCGGCAAAAGAGGTAATTACACTTACAACAGAAAACTTCCTAAAGAGTTTAAGCGGTTCACAAAGCCAAATTAAAGCCGTATTATCAAGAATTTCAGATAAAACCATTATAGCTACAACCGAACAGATTTTAGAGTTAGAAAACCAATTATCAATTTTAAATAATAAATAATTATGGAAGGCTCAAAAGAAGTATTTATAAAAATGACGGAAGAAGAATATGCACTTGTTCCGTCAGAAATAAAAGAACGTTTTTTTACTTCTAAAAATATAACACGCGAAACAAACGACTGGAAAATAAATATGCAGGATGAAATGTTTGCTGATTTATATTCAAAGTCTAAGAAGGCTAAAAAACTTTTAGAAGAACGTGAGTACCAACTTCGGGAATTAAGACGTAAGGAAGCTTTAAAAGATGGAAATAACCTTAATTAAAACATTATCGGGTTCGTTTAAGCCAGCTTATGATACCGACTATGACAAAGCTAAAAAGATTGCCTTAAACGAACCTTTTGTGTTTATCTATAAAAAGCCAAGAAATTACCTTTTCCACAAAAAGTTTTTCGCTTTGCTTAATATGGTTTTTGATAACCAAGAACAATATTCAAATTTAGACCATTTAAGAAACGATTTGACTATTGAAGCAGGGTTTTACGAAATACGTCACGGACTTCACGGAGAGGAATTAAAAGAAGCCAAAAGCATATCTTTCGCTTCAATGGATGAAATAGAATTTTCAGAACTTTATAATAGGGTTATCGATGTAATCGTGAAGTACTTTAAGTTTGAAAAAGAAGATATATTATCGAATATTGAGCAGTATTTTTAACAATTAATAAATAAGAAAAATGAGTAAATTACTTTACGGAAGCATTGACTTCTCAAAACTATTAGAACTTGCAAAAGCAGGAAACAAAGCATTTTCAAAAGCGCAGAATGGAAAAATTTATGTAAACATAAATGTTTGGTTAAATGACGAAAAAGACCAATATGGAAATGATGCTTCATTGCAAACAAATTTTAAGGAAGCTACTAAAGATGAAAAGATTTATTTCGGAAATATAAAAATAAGCGAGTTTAAAGAACCCGAATCATTATCTGAAAATGATAATTCTATTCCAGACGCAGACGATCTTCCTTTTTAGTATTAAATATAATTCCCCCGAAATCGGGGGTTTTAAATTATGAAAGAAAAAAAATATAAATATAGCATAAATGATATTTGCGAGTTGCTTAATATATCAAGGCAAGCCGTAAACCAAAGAATAAATAATACGGGCGTAAAAGGCATTAGAACCGCTAAAAGAAGACAACGTTTTTTTTCGGAGCTGGAATATATTTTGATAAGAAATAATTCAATAGATGTTAAGCGTGTTGACGTTATCTACGTAACCCAAACCTACCACATATACGAAAGCAAAATAAATTTTATGGTTTAGTTGTATGTTCGGAATATTATTGTAAATTTGTTGATGTAGTAATTCACGTGGTACTGAATTTAAACTACTAAAGATATTTAACAGACTCTCTATTTTAAGGCGTACCACATCAGCCAGCGAATAGGGAGTTTTCGTTTTTAAAAACTTAAAAAAAAATAATGATGAAAGACATTATTAGAAAAGTATCTACGGATATAGCTAAAGAAATTATTACAAGACCTAATTTTGATGTGCAAGAAATATCAGGAATTATAAATTTTAGGTTAAACGAAAGTATGTTAGAAATACTTTTATCAAATGTTGAGGTGGCAGAGTCAAATTATTTAAAACTTCTGTTTGAACAGTCAAATAATAAAGCAGGTTCTAAAAAATATGTTGATCTTGGATATAAGTTAGCAATTGCAAAACACAAAAAGTCTGTAGCAAATAGAGCTGTCAACAGTGTAAGAAACAAAACAAAATTAGGCGTTGTAATAAATTACATAAAAGAAAATCATAAAGAAATAGATATTTCTATTTTATATGATTTAATGGACGGAAGCGAGGTTTCAAATGGATAAGCTACAATGGTTTAAATTCACTCCAAGTGATTGGATGATTGGCAAGATACAAAGATGCCCTGAAATAACACAAGCAAGATTTTTAAGACTGTGCTGTTTATATTGGAATAAAGACTGCGAAATATCAATTGATGATGCGGTTATAGAAATAGATCAGGAACATTACGATGTTTTAGTTTCTAAAAAGATAATCAGCATTAATGATAAAAATATAAACATTTCTTTTCTTGACGAACAATATAAAAAAAAGAAAAAACAGCAATCTAAAGAAAGAATTGAAGGATCTAAATATATCAGTAAATCAGAAGTAAGGAATATTATTTTTGAATTATACGGTAAATTATGTTTGCGTTGTGGTTCTCTAAATAATATATCCATAGATCATATAGTTCCAGTATCTGTAGGGGGTCTTAATATTATAGATAATTTACAACCTCTTTGCAAAAAATGCAATTCAAGCAAAGGTAAAAAAACTAAAGACTATCGAAATGGCACAAGGTAAAAAATCTTTTATTGCTTATGCAGACTGGAAAGACACATTCGATAACTTGCCGAATGAAGTTGCTGGAAAGCTTATAAAGCACATTTTCGCCTACGTAAACGACGAAAACCCAAATAGTGATGACTTTGTTATTAATGCGGTTTTTGCTAATATAAAGAATGCTTTAAAGCGTGATTTGGATAAATGGGAAAATCAGTTAGAGCAAAGACGTGAAGCTGGTAAGAAATCAGCAGAGCAAAGAGCTTTAACGAAAATCAACGAGCGTTCAAATTCGTTTAACGAAAACGAACGAAATTCAACTGATAGTGTTAATGTAAATGATAATGTAAATGTAAGTGTTAGTGATAATGTGAATGTTATTCTTTTAGAAAAAGAAACAAAAAGAAATATATTTAGTTTCAAGAAAAAAATGATCGATTACGGTTTTGAAGAAAAATTAGTTTCAGAATGGTTATTAATCAGAAAAAATAAAAAAGCAACAAACACGCAGACGGCTTTTGAACAATTTATAAAAGAAATAGAAACAAGGCCTTCAAATATAAATGATGTACTAAAAATAATTGTAACAAACAGTTGGAGCGGTTTTAAATACACTTGGATTGATAACATAAAAAACGATAGCAATGCAAAATCAGGAAATACAAAATCAACAGGCAATACAAATGCTGAACAAAAGCAATCCGCAATCGATGCAGTTAATGCGTTGTATGGCAGATAACAATGAGGTTGATCTTCTTGTTTTTGAAAAGAACCTTAAAATTGAAAACGCTATTGACGGATTGAAACTTTCAAAGCTATCAAGATACGCAGGAGATATACCTACAATAACTGCAATTTGTTTTCTCTTGAATCGTTTTAACCTGCATTTTAATTTCGGTAAATCTTTGAGTAATCAACAGTCAGCTATTTTAGCTTCGGATATTGTAGAAAAATACCCTTATGAAACCATTGAAGATGTTGTTTTAATGCTTAAACAAGTTAGGCAGGGAATAATTGGCGATGGAAAAGATTACAAGCTGGACGGACAAAACGTAATGACAAAATGGTTTCCTGAATATTTGGATAAAAAATATGAAGAAATGGAACGCCAAAAGAAAAAAGAATTATCAGAATTAAATGCAAAAAATGATGATGATGATGCAGTTTCTAAATATTACGCCAAAATAAGACAACAAAAAGCACAAAAGGAAAAAGACGAAAAAGCTAAAAAAGAAATTGATGAAATGTGTAAAAATATCGATAGGCAGATGTTAGAAGATTTAATTTCTGATTGGTCATCAAAAGAAGAAATGAAGCCTTATTTAGATTACTTGAAACAAAAACGTAAAAATGTAAAATAATGAAAACAAACTTACAAGATATAGCTTCCGCAATGTGCGAGTATTTCAAGATAGATGCAAAAATGATCTTTACCAATAACAGAAAATATCCAAGCATAAAATATAGGCAGTACTTTATTTATTTAGCTTACAATAACGCAGAATGCACTTATAAATCATTAGGTGAGTTTATGAAGAAAAAAGGAATGAAGTATGGAACTAATCACGCAAATCTTACGCATCATAATTACTTCATAGCTGATTTAAGAAAAAATGATATTGAAGTTGATAAACAGCTTAGTCTTATAGAAAGCCTTTTCAACAACCTCAACACTCTTATTCCTTATGAATTTGACCTTTTGGAACTTTCAAATAACAATACTATCTTTTACAAAGAAATACAGATTAAGCCAAATAGAAGGTTCTTTTACGCAAACACCGATATTGATAAAATATGCAAAATCCTAAAAGAATCAGAATTTAAAGAATCGGTAAACGATAAAAAAAGCAATAAGTTGTATTTATTCATCGACCGGTTAGATAAAAACTTTGTAAAAGTAGATGGAGTTGAATTATTTAATATTTCCGACAATATACGAAAACAGCATAATATAGAAGTCAGAAAAACACGTTCAAATAATATGTTCAGGCTATGAAACACATAAGACTTCAAGTAAAGACAATACTGCAAAGCTACCCAGCCACTTCCGACTGCAACGCTTCACTATGCATATTATACTACAAGATAAACCACGGAATAGAACACGAAACGGAAGTAGGAAAGTTTTTCGATAAGATCGTAAACAAAGAAATACCGAGCATCGAAACGATTTGCAGGTTTTCAAGGGAACTTCAGGAAAAATATATTGAACTTCGGGGCGTAAAATGGAACGAACGCCAGCGTAAAACAGAAAAAGTAAAAAAGGATTTGGGTTATAACTTAAAAAATAAATAAGATGCATGTAACAGATAAAATACAGATTACCAACGAAGACAATATGGCTTTAATGGCTCGTTATACTGATAATTATTTTGATTTGGCAATTGTTGATCCGCCGTATGGGATTGGATTTGGAGAGTTCAATAGGACTAACAAAGCAACAAATGGAGAACGCATTAAAGAAAATAAGTATAAAAACGCAGAATGGGATAATGAAATACCAACAGATGAATATTTTAAGGAGCTTATACGTGTATCTAAAAATCAAATAGTTTGGGGGGGAAATTATTTTCCTATATTATGGAAACAAGGTTGTAAAGGATTTATATTTTGGTTTAAAGGAAATCCTGTACCTAACTTTAGCGACGGAGAACTTGCTTACACTTCATTTAATAAGGTGGCAAAACAATTTGATTACCGTTATTATGGTAATTTAGATGGGAAAACATCTGCTTCTAAAAAATATCATCCAACTCAAAAGCCTATTCAGTTATACCAATGGCTATTAGATAACTACGCAAAAGAAAATGATAAAATATTAGACACTCATTTAGGTTCTGGTTCAATTGCCATAGCTTGCCACGATTACGGGTTTGAGCTGACTGCTTGCGAACTTGATAAAGACTATTACGATTCATCAATAAAAAGAATAAAAAACCACGTTGGACAGACTAAATTATTTTAATATGAAAAGCAACTGTATATTTTGCAAAGTAAAATTCGAGCAAAAAATATTCAACTACCGTTATTGTGAATCAACTCCTGAATGCAAAGAAGCTGGAACGGATTTTAAAATAAAAAAAGCAATAGAACAAGGCAGGAAAAATATAGAAACATCCAAAAAAGAAAATTACGCTAAAATAAAAGAAAACGTAACCGATTATAAAAAGTTTCTCCAGGATGATGTTCAGAAAATATCAAAGCTAATTGATTACGGATTAAGAGGACTTCACGAAACGCCAAATGATACAGGAATAATCCAATCAGGTCATGTTTACTCAAAGAAAAATAACGAGCAAATGCGATTTAATCTCCACAATCTTCACCGCCAGGGTGCTAAATCTAATATGGCTTTAGTCTATGATGAGGAATTTAGAGACGGCTTAATCTATGAATATGGAATCGAATATTTTAACTTCATAAAATCATTAAAATCACAACCGCTTCCAAAAATAAAGCAAAACGAGTACAAGGAGTATCATTTTAAGGCGTTAGCGGTAATAAAAAGGCTTCAGCTTACATTTTCTCATTATTCAAAAAAGGAACGCTTAGAACTGAGAAATTCGATAAACAAAGAATTATCGATTTATCCTGACGAATATACGCAATTTAAAATAGAATAATGGCTAAACAACAAACGCCCACAATAGACGACCTACAAAAAGAACTAAACGCCTTAAAAGTAAAGCGAACCCTTGAAAAGACAGATATATACAACGAAAGAATAAATGAAATAGAAAATAAATTAAACTATATATATTATGGCGCAAAATAAATATAAGTACCCTAATTCAAACAAGATATTTGTTTTAAAGTGTTTTAATGAAAACGGAACAGCTTTTTTTAAATGTGGACATTGGTTTACAGATAATGTTTTTAATAATTTGATTAATATAAAAACAGGAATACCTAATTGGAAAAAATCACAACAATTAAGTTTGTTTGATTAAATATGTGAATTGGGGAATATGTTAAAGTTTGAAATATTATTTGTGTATTCAAAATATGATTGTATATTTGCTATATCAAAATGAAACAATTATGAAATCAGCAGTATTTACATCAGCTTGGAAAATGTTTAGAGAATTAGGAATTACTTTTTCATCAGCATTAAAATTATCTTGGGCAAACGCAATGGCAGATAAATTGTCTATTGAAAGAGATATTGCAGAGGGAATTGCTTTTAACAGACCTGCTGTAAACAAAATAGAAGCTAAATTAAACGGTTTTATTAAAACATTGAATACTTTAATGCCTTGCGAAATATCATTCGTTAAAAAGTCTTATAACAATTCAGGTGCTGAACATTATTACGGAATCGGAGTTTATAACGGAGATTAAAAAAAATACAATATGGAAAATAGAGGTGGGAAAAGAGAAGGTGCTGGACGTAAAAGAACAGGAAACGTGCAAAAGCCTTATTACACGGATTTAAAAATGCACGCTACAATCAATCAATTAGTAACTGCAAGAAAATCAAAAGAGCTTACAGACGAAGCATTATTAAGAGTAGAAAAGGAAGCATTAAAAAAATAAGCTATGAAAAATATAGAATATTGGAGAGAAAGTTTAGAGAATGTTCTTGAAAAAGAAGAAATCACGGATAAGCTAATTGAAAAGTTAATTGGTATTTCTGAAATGGAATATGAATACACACAGTTTGAATCTCATAAGCCAACAGAATACGTTAATCCATTGCAAAAAGAATTAAACCGTCTTAAAAATGAAAACGTAATTCTAAAGAGTTTTATTGAGAAACAAAATTCAATTGACACAGTTTCTATTGATAATGGAGAAATTAAATTTTACTCTAAACTTCCTTAAAAATACATTATGAAAATTGAAGCTATATTTTGTGATAATTATTTTCCTCCAACAGTAATTGAAATTATTAAATTAGAAGAACATTTATATGAAACCAGAACAGATTATAGGGTTCCAAGTGATGGAAAATATGGTAAAAATACAATTGGAATTTGGCACGTAAAATACAAGAAACTAAATCCTAATTATTATTGTGAAGGTCAAAAAAACAACTAATTAATTATAAAAATATGTGGGAAGAAATACAACAGAATATCAACACTCTTTACAAAGAGAATCCTGAATTAAAAAGAATCACATTTAAGTCAAATGGTAAGGTTATGGCAACTTTTAAAGGTCAGCCTGCATTTATTTTGAATAGCATTTTAGAGTTGGTAGAATTAATTGAAATCGATAAAAATAAATAGTTATGGAATTTAAAGGAACCAAAGGAAAGTGGAAAAGTAAAGAATTAGCAGTTATGTCAGATACAAACAGACAAATATGCGGTTGCTATATTATGAAATTTACACATGATTTAAGAGGAAGGTATATTTCAGATACAGAAGGAAAAGCAAATGCCTTGCTAATTTCAAAATCTCCTGAATTATTAGAAGCTGTATCAGAATTAATTAAAGAATTGGAATTTCACGGTTATAACCATTCTACAGCAATCAACAATGCTCGTGAATTAATAAAACAAACAACAGAGCTATGAAAAATCATAAAGAATTATCAAAGCGTTTAGATAAAATAGAAAAGCATTTGGGTTTGAATACGGAAGTGAGTGTTAGTAAATTTTTACGTGTTCAATTACCTACTCCTGGATTTATGAAAGGTATGAAACCTGAATTAACCGAACTTCCTGAAAAGTGGTGTATTTCAGCAAAAAATAAAGAAGAAGCGGAAGCTGTTTACAATTGGCTCAAAGAAAATAAAAACACTACTTGGGGATTAGGGTTATTAGAAATAATTACTTGGTGCAAAGAAGGAAATTATGTTTGTTATCCTGCTTCAGGTACTCATTTAGAAACTCATAAAATATACAAGGGTTCTTTATGGTCATATCCAAATTACACCGAAATAACTTTCGATCAATTCAATAAATGGGTATTGAAAGAGGAAGAACGACCTGACCTCGGTAATACCGATACCAGCCTATCCATCCGAAAAGTTCAGGTAAAAGTAACATCACAAGAAGAAGTTAACGAATGCACTGAAATTGCTAAGGGGTGTGGCGAACTTATTATATCTAGATCTTTTGACTATTTAAATACTTATTTTAGACTTAATAATGCAGGAGGTTGTTTTATATTAGGTAAAAGAACCGAAAGTAAAAAAGAAATATCAATCCAAGAATACAGAGAGCGTTTCGGTAAGTCAAAAGAAATAGATTGGAGCAAGGCTGGGCAGTTGGTTGAAAGCGATGATTATGTAGTTGGAGTTATTATGAGTATAAGTCAGCAACATTTCAAAGGAGTTCTATTAAAAATAAAAGAACATCCAAAAACGAAAAATGATTTTGAGCCAAGAGGATGGGACAAAGATAAATTCAAACTATGCACCGAACCAATAACACTTGAGAATGAAAGAAATTGAAATAAAGTCAAAAGACAAAATAGAAATAACAAAACAGCAGATATTAGAGATACAAAAAATATTTGAAAAAAGATTAATGCCTAAAAAAAATCATACGCTATTTGAAATTAATTTGGTTGATTTTAAAATAAATGCAGCATTATTTGATGAATTACCTGCCTTAAAATGGAGTGATGCTGTAACAGGGAATATATCTGTTAAAAAGAAGATTACCAAAAAAGAAAATTGTATTTACATATCTTCATTAAATAAAAAAAATGTAATTAAAATATTAGAAAGAGATTACGGAATAACACTTAAAAACGAATAAGGATGACCACACTAATAGAAAACAAAGTAATAAATGTAAAACTAATTATATTGGAGAAATTATGAAAAAAGAAACAAGACAGTTTAAAGCATTGGTTAAGGCATACGATTATCTATTGGCAAACTTACCTTACGCGCAAAGAGATACTATGGAAGCGCAAGGCGTACTTTCTTCAATGAGAAGCGCAATTTTAGATTTATACGATGAAGATTCAGAAGAATACCAAGAACTTTATGAAAAATACGTCTAAATACTGCTCCGAAACATTCAACAATAAAGATTAGAGAGGTACATCACAAAAATTAATGATTAGATAATAGATTATGGAAGCAATGCAATTCAATAGTAGTTCAGAATTTACAACAAATTTGATTTTGAACACGATTAATAAAATTAAAACAAATACCGAGTATTTGGGAATAACAGGAACTTTAGTTTATCCACTAAAAGATTTTACTTTAGTGCAATATGATTCCGTTTTACTGAATTTGCAAAAACATTTTGAACACGTAAATAACTGTTTAGAGGTTTCAAAAGGACTGAATATTAAAATAATAATGGAATAGACAAAACTTTAATGTACGAATTAAATGACTGAAAATAATAAAAAAGAATTAAGAATTGCATTTTTTAAAATGATTCTTTGGTGTACAGTTTTGTACGGAGCTTTTGGACTTTGTGTATTTATTGAAAAAGATGCACTATCATTTTTATGGTTGGTTGGGTTTGGATATTTAATTTCAGTCGGGTTTTTAGTGAGCATTATTATTGGAACTTATAAAAAATGAAAATATCAGATTTACAAATTGGAGATTTATTTTCTTTTTCCAAAAAAGGAGGTGTTCATATGGTATCACAAGTTAGAAATATTTTTATAGAATATAAAAGCTATAATGATGGAAAAATAAGGATTTGTTTTTTAGACAGAGAAAAAGAGATTTTCAAAAGAGAAAATTGGGATAAAATATTTGAAGCTAAATGGTTTATAAAATAAATTAAACAAAACTTGACAAAACATTAATAATTAGCAAGAAAATGGAAAACGATAGGTACGAAAATAGAAAATTATTCAGGAAATATTTTGGTTTAGAAGATGATGAATATTATAGTAATCTATCTAAGTTATGGATGATTTTTGGAAACAACGGAATTAAGCATACTGCTGGAGGTCATTATTTCATACAATAAATTATAGAGCACAATATAGTTTGCTGGGGCACATGGAAAAACAAACTTCATCCTGATTTAATCAAGATAATAAAAGATGAATATCCGCAACTTATGACAACTAACAAAAAATACGATTTAAAATAATGGAAAACGCAAAACAAAAGGCTATTGAAGTGGCTTATGGGACTTATTATTTAGAAGGAAATTCAATTGACGAAAACGGATGGACAGATTCTGTTAGTCCTGGAATGTTGAATACAATACCTTGCGATTATAAGTCATTGGAAATAGAGTATAAAAGAACTAGCCATTTTTATAGACCTATATCACTTGCAGGAATAGAAACCAACAACAATTGGATTTCTATACATTCAGAAGATGATTTGCCTAAAAAAAGATGTAACTGCTGGTTTATAGATAAGGAAAAAGGATTTATACTTGGCGAATTTTTAAACAACAGTAAAGAAGAAATTAAATTTATTTTAGCCAATGCAACTCACTATCAAATAGTTTCAGAACCTTCAAAACCAATTTACTAATGGAAAAAATTACACTTAAAGAAATATCTGGGTACATTCCCGATGTTGAAATTTTAATTTTAAACTACAAGTGCGATTATGTTGGAATTGAAAGAGCAAAAGTAAACGGTCATTATTTCATAGGAGAAGATATTTATTTGACGTATGTAGGCGGAAGTACCGGAAAGAAATTAGGAACTGATTGCAAACTAATTCTTCATAGCCTTGAAATGCTAACCGAAACAATAGTTCATAATGGAGTTGAGATAATTCCGATTGTTGAATTAGCAAAAATTAATTATCCTGACCATAAAGATTATACTTTCGAATTAAATGAAAATCTATGTTTAGTAGAAATCATTGGAATCACAAACAAAACTTTTGGATTCAATAAATTAGGTGATTTTTGGTCTTTAGAAGGGATTCGCTCAGTCGGAATAAGTAAACAGTTAAAACTATTTGAATTACTCCACGAGCTAAATTTTGATTTATACGGACTTTTGGATCGAAATTTAGCAATAGACAAATCAACACTAAACAGTAAATAAGATGAACAAAGAACAACTATTTAAAAAATACAATGTAAATGAATCTCATAATATTTTGGACAATAAATTTGATAATTGGTTTAGTGTGGAAATTTTCAGAATAATGCACAATGGAGAACTGCCTAATCAATCACAAGATACTTCTTTAAAATACATTTTAGGATTTGCAGACAAAATCAGAAGTCCAAAAGGGATGATAGAACTACGAAAAAGAGAAGATTTTGGTAGTTTGTATCTAACCTCGAAAAGGCTAATATATAAATTTTCAGAGCAACTAATTAAACAGTAAAACAAATTAAACATTGGGATTATGAAAAAGAGTACCTAAATATAAATTTTGATATGTCGAATTAATTTAATAGTTTTGGGGTTAAACTGAATATTCATAACTAAAATCAATATGGCAAATGGTGGAGTAAGACCCGGAGCAGGAAGAAAAACTAAAGCAGACGAAGCTAAAGTTAATACCATATTTATGCACGCTTTGAAACAGCTTTACAACGTAGAAGATGATGATGAAGCTAAAATACAGTTTGTTAAAAATACATTATTGGATTCTCAAAGAGGACAAATATTTATAGCGGAGCATATATTTGGGAAAGCAAAAGAAACAGTTGACCAAAACTTAAATATAAATAACTTTCAATTGAGTGATGTAGTACAGTTTAAAAAATGATAACCCTAAAAGAAAAATACCAACCTCTTTTCGTAAATGAAACGAGGTTTTTTATTATAACAGGAGGCAGGGGGTCTGCAAAGTCTTTTGGCGCAAACACTTTTACGAACCTACTTTCATTTGAAACAGGACATAGGATATTATTCACAAGGCAAACAATGACTTCTGCACATCTTTCAATTATTCCAGAGTTTCAAGAAAAGATTGACTTAATGGAATTGAATGAATACTTCAATGTTAATAAATCAGAAATTGAAAACAAGGCTTCTGGAAGCAAGATAATATTCAAAGGCATAAGAACCTCAAGCGGAGACCAAACAGCTAACCTAAAGTCGTTACAAGGCGTTACGACTTGGATATTAGACGAAGCAGAAGAGCTTACCGATGAAACGGTATTCGATAAGATAAATTTATCCATAAGGCAGAAAGGCAAACAGAATAGAGTAATACTTATCTTAAACCCTGCTACTAAAGAACATTGGATATATAAAAGATTCTTTGAACAGGAAGGAGTTCAAGAAGGCTTTAATGGTATAAAGGGCAATGTAACTTATATACACACAACTTATCAGGACAATATAGAAAATCTTGATCAGTCTTTCATTGATGAGATTGAAAGGATTAAGGATATAAATCCTAAAAAATACCAACATACTATTTTAGGGGGTTGGCTTGACAGGGCAGAAGGAGTTATATTTGGGAATTGGGAAATAGGTATTTTTAAAGAAATATCAACACCTGTTTATGGACAGGATTTCGGTTTCAGTCTTGATCCTACTACTTTGGTGAAATGCTCTATTGATAAATCAAAAAAAGAGATATATGCAAAAGAGCTTTTATATAAGCCTAAATTAAATACTTCATCTATATTTACTGAAAACATAAAATACTGTGGCAATAAAAGCCTTATAGTAGCAGACAGCGCAGAACCAAGATTGATTTCAGAACTTAAAGAAAGAGGACTTAACATTAAAGGAATTGAAAAACCTAAAATAATTGATCGTATCGCATTGCTTCAGGATTGGAAAATTATAGTAGATCCAGAAAGTTCAAACTTAATTAAAGAATTGAATAATTACGTATGGCACGATAAAAAAAGCGAAACTCCTGTTGATATGTACAACCACCTTTTAGATCCATTAGGCTATGTGCTTTGGGATTTAATAGGAAAGCCTTCAATGAAAGTTCGTTCATCTTCTTCATCCACATTTAGAGATCATATAAAATGAGTTTTAACCATACATTAAGCCAAATATCTGAAACGGATTTCTTATTTATAATTGAAAACGGAAAACGTACTTCTTTAGTGGATAATTATGACTTTAAAGACGCAACGCTATTCACTTATAAATTTATCAAGGAAACAATACCTAATCTAATAAAAAGCGCTAACTTTGAAAAACTTATAGCAAGTTGCTTTAGGGACAGAGCAATAGGTTACCATGATAACGAGGTTAATTTTTTAGACCATAAGAAGTTATTGAGTTTTATATTATGGATTAAAGATGAATTGGAATCTATTAATAAATTAGAGAAGCATTATCTTTCAGGAGATCCCGATATAGATATGATTGCTTCAGGAATTAAAGACCTTGACCAATTTGGAAACATAAATACTATTGACCAATTATCAGGTGGCGATGTTACCAAGTGGAAAGAAATAGAATCACTGCCTTACAATATTGTTTTTGATAAGCTTTACAAGACAAAGATTGAAAACGATATTCAAAGAAAGTTAGGCAACATAATGAAAAACAAAGCAAAAAAATAATAATTATGAATGAAATAAAAGACTTATTGATTGTTAGACTGGGATCAAACCATGATGAAGCAGATTTTAAAGATGCAGCTAAATTTTATAAAGATGAAATAAAAAGCCATATTGTTATAGTTATTATTGGAGAAAATGATTCTATTCAAACTACATTTGAAACAGTATATTTAAAATAATGGATATAGTTGACTTTTGGAGTAAGCAAATAGCTTTATGGCAGACAGAAAACAAATGCGGTTTGTGTTGGGAGTTTGGCGCGCCATTAGTTAACAGTGCAATAAACAAACAGAAGCTAAATGATCCTTGCTGTGTTCAAGTTATGCTTACGAATATCCGTTTCAGAAAAACAGAAAATAGAAACGCTACAAGCCAATTAGTAACTGAAAAAATATGCACTTGGACGGTTACGGTTCACGCAGTTGTTCAAAGCGAAATAGATACTAATAATTACAACGAGATAAAAGAACACCCTGTATCAGAAAGCAAATGGAATACAATTTATAATCCTTTATTGGATTGCTTGAGCTGTGATAACATTTTAGACTATTGCAGGATATTAGGATATGATGTTATCGTAAATCAAGTTTCAGATTTTGAATTGGTTCATAATTACTTGGATAATAATTATTCAGGTTGGAGGGTTAATTATACGTTTACTTTAAGAAGATGATAATAATTCCTAATGAAAAGATAATTGAAGTAATGCAGGGAGTTATTGACAACTACCTTAAACCGAAGTTTATTGAATTAGGAATGAACGCATCTGGCGAATGGCTTTCAAGCCTTGAAGCAAGAGCGAATAACGGCAATGGGGAGATATGGGGGCGTGATTATACTTATTATTTAGTCAACGGGCGTGCAGGAGGTTCAAGACCTCCGATTACACCATTAGTTAATTGGGTTGGCAATAAGTTAGGAATATACGGAAAGGAAGGATTAAGCGTTGCTTTTGCAGTTGCCAAGAAGATTGAAAAAGAAGGGACGGATTATTACCCTGATGGCACAGACCTTTTAGAAATATTAGAAAGTACGGAAGTTTTAAATTATGTTTACGGAGCTTTTTCAGTTGAGATAGCAGGACAGGTAACGGCTACAATAAAAAGGAACATTCAAAATACATTTGCATAATGACAGGATTAGAAAGCAACGGATATTACATAAACAACGAAATATGGGTAGCATTTCCAAGCTATGCCGGAAACGTTTATTTTACTGTTAGGATTGAGAATGTAACCGATCCAAGCATTACGCCTTTCGTAAATAAGGTCTACGCTTCTCCAAATGGAACGGCAAGGATAAATATATCTCCTATATTAAAATCAATGTTTACCGAATCAAATACAAACGTATTCAAGATTACAAGAATATTATCTTCTAACAACGCTTCTATCAGCTTACAAAAGACTTTTATACGTGGTGGCTTAAGAACGATATACACGAATCAAAAAGCAACATCAAATACATTTTTAAATCCGGCAAATAAATATCCTGTTTTTCAAGGCTACCCTATAACATTTGATTTTATAAATGGAGAATTTCAGATAAGCCAAATAAACGAAACAGATATAACGCCAAGCCTTTTAGATTACCGAATAGCTAAAGGATGCAACGGAGCTTATATAAAGTTCTTAAATCAATTGGGCGGTTATTCGTATTGGTATTTTGAAAGCTTTTCAAATACGGAATCAGGAAGCAATTTGGGAGGTTTTATTAACAGCTTAAACAATGTTGATGATTTAGGAAACGAATCTCAAACACAGTTTAAAGCTTATTCTAAATTTCCAAAAGAATATGTTTCTCTGGCTAAAGACTTGGCAGTAAGCGGAGAGGTTTATATTTATGAAAACGGACTATTTAACCGCATAAGAAATATTAAAAACAGTATTGAAGAAGATCGAGTTAAGCGTGCTTATTCAGTTACGTTTAAATTTGATTATGACACACGATTTAATCCAAGCCTATTATGGTCGAATTAAATATAGAAGGCAATCCTATTGACCTTGAAAGCAAAGCAAACAACATAAAGTACACCAAGCAGATTTCAGATATATTTGATATTGCTTCGGTGTCTTCGTCTTTTACCAATGCCTTTACTATTCCAAAAACGCCAAACAATACTAGAACTTTAAAAGGGTTGGGTATTGTTGGAGATACTTCTGAAATTCCATATGTAAAAACAAATGCAACCCTAAAGAACCAGGGTTTCGATTTGGTTCGTGAAGGACTGCTAAACATATCTGAAACAAACGAAAATTATAAAGTATCAGTTATAAACGGAATAATAGAATTATTCAAGTCGCTTGAAAATAAAACCATTGGCGCTGATTTAGACCTTGCTAATTTCAATCACGAAAAGAACGTACAGACAGTCGTAAACAGTATTACCAATGATTATTATAAATATATAGTAGCTGATTACGGAGGCAATACGATGATGAATACAGGTTTCTTTATAAATAATTCAAGCATTAATATAGACTACCTAGTTCCGTCTTTTTCGGTAGTGAAGATATTGGAACTTATATTTTCAACATTCGGGTTTCAAGCTAATTTTACAGGAATAAATAATTTTATAGAAGGACTTTTTATAACCTATCCTAAACCGCCTGAAACCGTAATTACTGAAGCGGTTCAGTCTGCTAATTTAGTAAAGGGTAATTATGTAGCTCCTTATTTGTTTCAGGATTCAGTTTACAGAATCCCTGTTTCTTGGGGGGATTGGGAATCAGCATCGGTAATAAATGAGGGTACTGTATATAATAACAGATACCTTATACCTGTTTCTTCTGTTTATAAATTCAATATTAAGATAAAAGGATATGCGTTGTACAAGGGAATATATTTGGGTATTACAAATTACCTTCCATTTACGGTAAGCATTGAAATAGACAACATTCCCGTACTTCAGTTTCAATCTAACCCTAACGAAATAATCGAAAGAAACCTGACTTTATTCGTAAATGCTGGATCTGAAATAACAGTAAGATGTTTTGTAACAGAATTTGAATACGGTGGAAATAGTATAGGTTCAATAAGGTTAAGGGAGTTTCACGTTAATTCAACTGTTTTAGATATAGACAGGATTAATCAGGGTAATATATCTTTATCCAATGCGATGAAGTCTTTTAAGATTACGGACTTTCTTAAAGAGATAATTTGGAGAACAGGAACAACGCCAATAATAAACGATAACAATATTATAGAGTTTATACCTATCGAGCAAAGATTAAATAAATCCAATGCAATTGATTGGAGCGATAAGTTTGTCGAGAGGGGTTCTGAAAAATACGTTAAGAACAGCTACGCACAAAGGAACACTTTCAATATGAAGTATAACTCGGAAGGTGCAGACGGCAGCAATGGAGTTTTAAGGGTAGGAAATAAAAATATAGATGCTGAAAAGATATTAGCGCAGTCTCAATTATACGCACCTGAAACATTTACATCTACCATAACCACAAGGGACGGAAATACTGAAATACAAGTGCCTGTTTTTACGATGTGGACTAAATCACCGAAAGAAAATGAGAATGGAAGTATTTCAATTGAATACAAGGCACTTGATAACAGGTACTTTTTTATAAGGTTCGATCAGTTAGCAGGTAATTTTAGGTACGACAGCCGAGAGGTATCAGACACACAGCAGAACATATCTAATATCTTGGTGGCAAATACTTCTAAAACATTGTTTAGCGAACTTATTCCGTTAAGATACGGACAGTATGAAAACATATTTAACCAATTCAGGGCGCACGATATTGATCTTAAGTTAGGATTGAAAGATTTCTTGACCCTTGACCTTACGAAAATGTATTATTTTATACAGGAGGGCAGGTATTATATGATAAATAAGGTTTCATTCCAGGAAGGAGAGTTGTCCAAAGCGGAATGCGTGGCAGTAATTCCATACAGACAAAGGGGAATAACAATAACATCATTAGGAATAGGCGTTATAAACTTCACGTACTTCGGTTTTGAAACTAATTTCTTAAGCTTCCAATATAACAGGAATAATACGTTTTGGGTTTCTCAAAATATGCCTTCACAATCTCCGCAGACATTTACGCTTCCTGTAAATTCAGGAACTTATAAAATAAGATTGGTTTTTGAAGATACGTATTCAAATATTTCAACAATAACATTTTAAGCAATGGCAGAAAATATAAACATAGGTACTTTTGAATTAGATACTGCAAGATTGGAATCAAGCCTTGACCGTCTGCAGAATAGAATGTTTGAGCTAAAAAAAGAACAGGAGCTTTACAATACTGTTTCTAAAGAATCTCAAAAAGTGATCAATGACTTGGTTAAAGAGCAATTGAGACTTGCCGATGCAGGAGAGGAAAATACCGAAGCCTTTGAAGATAACGCAAAAGCAATCGAGGACTTGAATAAAGCGCAGTTGCAGAATTATAAAAACTCTCAAAACGTAGCTACTAATATGAGCCGTGTAAGGCAGGAGATTACGGCTACCAATACGCAGTTAAAAGCATATACGGATTCTGAAGCTAAATTTACCACGCTTACCAATTCGGCAAACGTTGCCTTATCAAAACAAATAAACAATATAAACGACGCAAGAGCAAGCAATGCGGAAATATTAAGGGTAAGAAATCAATTGAATCCTGCAATAGCAGAAGAAGCACAATTAATTACAGAGCTTAATGACAAGCTAAACCAAAACAACGATTACATAAAACAAAACGCTTCGGCTTACGAACAGCAAAAGATAAATATTGGTAATTACAAGGAAGATATAAAAGGGGCGTTCAGCGAGCTTAATATATTTAACGGTGGATTATCAGGTTTTGCATCAAGAGCATCGGAAGCAGGAGGTGCAGGTGCTTTATTAGGCACGTCTTTAAAGACAGTTACAACTGCAACCGTTGGACTTACAAAAGCTACATTGGCATTTTTGCTTACGCCTATCGGAGCAGTTTTGGCGGCCGTTGTTGCTGTATTCCTTTTGGTTAAAAATGCAATGGATAAAAACAAAGCATCGGCAGATAAGATTACTTCTGTATTCAATGGACTATCATCTGTATTTAATGCAGTATTGAAAGTACTCGAGCCTTTAGGAACTTATATTATTGATGTGTTGGTAGGAGCTTTTGAATTATTGGCAAATGGAGTAGAAGTTGCCGCGCAGGCTTTCGCAGATGCGCAGGAGTTTTTCGGGTTTGGCGATGCGGCAGAAGATACACGTGAACTTATTGCTGAAACAAAAGCATCGACACAGGCTGCGTATGAATTAGCAAAAGCCGAAAGGGAGTTGGAAATAGCGCAGAACAAATCAAGGCTTACGCAGTTACAATATCAAAAGACAGCCGAGCAGTTAAGACAGTTGCGTGATGATGAAAGCAAAAGCACCGCAGATAGAATAGACAGCAATAGGCTTTTAGGTAACTTATTAGACGAACAGGCACGCAAAGAATTGGCTATAGCAAACCAAGCCGTTAGAGTTGCAGAATTAAGAGCAAAGGCATCTAAATTAGACGTAACTATACAAGCCGATTATATCGAAGCTCTTACGCAAGTTGCGGATATTGAAGAACGTATTGAAGGACAGCGTTCTGAAAAATTAGCAAATGATAACTCATTGAGAAAAGAAGCTGCGGATAAAGAAAAAGCAAGGCAGGATGAAGCTATTGCAAAAGCCAAAGAGCGTTCCGATAAAGCCATTAAGGCTATGCAGACAGAACTTGCTTATTACATTGCGAGTATGGGCGACGAGAAGCGTGCTATGGAACAGCAATTGGTATTTGATGAAGAAGTTAGAAAGCGTTCAATTGCCATTGCCAAAGCTGAATATGATGCAAAGAAAACTACTTTAAGGGAATACCAATTGGCAGTATTGGAAGCAAATAACGAGTTTGCTAAAAACCAATTAGACCAGACTATTGAAAATGCTAATATAGAATTAGAATTATTCAAGATAAATAATCAAAGAAAGCTTGATGAAAACAAGTTTTTCTCTGAAGAATTATATAATCAGGAAGTTGAAAGATTAAACCGTATTGCAGAAGCTGAAAAGGCATCAATTGACGAAAGATATATTTTAGGACTCATTTCAAGGCAGGAATATAATTTAGCTTTAAGACAGATTGACGATGAAAACAGGAAGTCACTTGATGAAGCTGAAGCTGAAAGAAAGCAAGCAAAAAAAGACAAAGAAGCGGCTGATCTTGTAAATCAAGATATAGTAAATCAAGAAAGATTTGATTATGATTTAGCTTTACAGTTGGAGCGAAATCAAAAAGAATACGCTTTAAGAAAAGAGGAAGCAATAAAAAACGGTGCTGATATGACTCTTTTCGAACAAGCAGAAGCCAAGAAACGTCAAGATATTGAAAAAGCAGTTCAGAATAATAAGCTGTCATTGGCTTCGAGTACATTTGGGAGCTTGGCATCTATACTTGGAAAAGAAAGCGCTGCGGGGAAAGCGGCGGCGGTTGCACAGGCTACTATTGATACATACAAGGCAGCAACATCTGCCTATTCATCTTTGGCAGGAATACCTGTTGTCGGCCCTGCATTGGGAGCTGTTGCAGCCGGAGCGGCAGTGGTGGCAGGTTTGGCAAACGTTAAGAAGATTGTATCTACAAAATCTGCAAAAGTTGAAGGTGGCGCACCGGCTAATCCGGGTTATGCTTCGGGAGTTATCGGAGTGCCGGGCATAGGTAGCGGAACGTCTGACAGCATAACGGCAAACCTATCAGCAGGGGAAAGCGTGATAACTGCAAGAGCTACGCAGATGTTTCCTGAATTATTAGGAGCTATAAATCAAATTGGGGGTGGCGTTGGAGTTAATGGCTCAACATCATCAATAATACAAGACCAAATAGGTAGTAATGCAAGTTCACAGCAGACCGCACAGATTATGGCAGATGCAGTTTACCAAGCTACGCTATTGGGAACGGCACAAGGCGCAAGCAAGGGAATTGTCGATTTGACGGATAACAGGCAAGTAATGGAAAATGCAAAGTTTTAGTAAAAAAATAAAGTCATTGGTAAAAAACGGTTTAGAGCCTTTGGAAGAAGGCGTATTAAACTTTCATAATCCAATAGCAAAAGTTGAAAAATTAGCTTCTGAGCGTTCAAAAACCTGCGAGGGGTGTGTATTTTTTGAAGATGAACCGATAAGCTTTTTGCGTGTTGAAGATAAAACATTACCTTTACTTTCAAATAAGATGTGTGGCGAATGCGGGTGCACATTATCTTACAAATTAAGGCAGTCAAAAACTAAATGTGATAAATGGAAAGAGTAGTTGATTATATTGAAAAGAATATCTGCGTTATAAAGCAGTTGGTTCAGTTGGGCCGTGTGCCTTTGTCTTTAATGACCGACTACGATATTTATTTGCGGTTCTTGGCTACTGATATATTATTGCCAAAGATGAAGCGTTACGGATCGGTTGGAAGTGATTTAAAGGTAAGTATAGACACGGTACGAAAAGCAGTAAGAGAAATGGAAAAGGACATAAAAAAACCCGCTAAAATTAATTAGCGGGTTTTTCGTTTCAATCAACCAAAAAAACTATATTTTAATTTCCATTTTAACTTCTATATTGTTTTCAAATCTAAGTCTGGATAGATAATCTGCTTCATCAGAACTTTTTGGAGTTAATTTAAAAGGGTCTATTTCTTTAAAATTAACTAATTCTTTTATTTTTTCAAATTCTAAACTCATTAGAAAATCTACTATATGCCTTTTATAAACTAAATCTAATATGCCTTTTTCTATAATGTTGTCGTATTCATATTTATTTATTTTAGATACGCCTTTGTAAATTTCCATAATTACTTAATTGAAAGGTTGCTAAATGTTTTTCCGTTTTCGGTCATAATGTAATTTTTTTGGCTTAACCATAATGGTTCAACTTTGCCTTTTTCAGAAGTTACAAAAGCATAACATTTATCATCTGTATAAGGAGGGCAATTATTAAAAACCATTTCAAATGTTTGTTCAAAATGTTTTGGGAATTTTGATTCTTCAATCAATGAATAATAGTTGCCAAGATTAAAATTACATTCTTCTTGACCTTCGATAACCTTTCTTAATGTGTACATATATTTGTGTATTTATATTTGCCTACTCTTTAGCTTTTCGGCTTCCGCTTATTATATTTTTAATATTATTTTCTTTGTCCTCAACTTCTTTTATAAATGATATTTTATCTGCTGGTATTTCTCCGTTATCCAAACACCATTTTAAATAATATTTATAGTCATAATCATTTTTATTTTTAGCCATATGCCTTTTTATGTATTCATTTTTTGCTGAATACCAAAAGCTAAATATAATCCATATTACTAAAATAATCATTTGAAATACCAACATCCAAAGCCACAATAATAGTCCTTTACTAATTCTATTCCAAATAAATATACTTTGTCATAGCTATTATTGTATGTAATAGGGAACAGCTTTCTGCACTCAATAATTAATAATTCAAAGTCCAATGGATTAATAATTAGTTTTGAAACCTTTTTGTGTTCAGAAAGCTCTTTTAAATATAATTTATGAATACTATTCGATAAATCAAATTCAGTATTAATTAATTTAGAATACAACTTAACTTTTTTCATTGTGTAAATATTATAACAACAAATGTAAACATTAATTACTAATAATAGATTTATTTTTATACAAAATTTAAGCAAGATGCACGAAATCAAGATTTACGGATATATTTCAAACGTTGCGGAACAGTCTGAAAAGGAAGTTTCACTACTTGACGTACAGCAACAGCTTAAAGAAGCAAACGGAAAGCCTGTAATATGCCGTATAAATTCACACGGTGGCGATGCCGAAGAAGGATTTGCAATTTATTACGAGTTAAGAAGATACGCAAAAGAAAATAAGGTTAAAGTTAAGACTTTTGCAGAAAGCCGTTTGGGTTCGATTGCTACAATTATTTTCTTGGCAGGCGATGAAAGAGAATTGACAACTGATTTACAGCCTTTCGTTCACAAAGCTTTTTTCGATACAGATGAAGAAATATCGGATAAGCAAAAAGCAGAATTAGAAGTTTTAAATAAAAGAATAGCTACGCATTACGCAAGCCATACAGAATTGACTTATGATGAAGCGTATTCATTGATGGATGCTGATACATTCATCGATACAGAAATGGCTTTAAGTATGCGTTTCTGTACTTCTATAGAACAGGTATTAAGACCAGTTGCTTTAAAAAGATTTATTAATCCACAATTAAAATCAAATATGAAAAACAAAAACCAAAAAATGAATATTCTGGCACGTACAGCTTCATTTTTAAAGTCTTTGGTAGCCGAAAACAAAGTAGTTTATACGGCAGATGACAAAGAACTAGACTTTACAAATCTTGAAGAAGATGAAATTATTGAAGTAGGTGCTTATGCAGAAGTTGACGGTTCTCCAGCAAGTGGCGAATATGTTATGACTGATGGGAAGCATTATATTTTCGATGATGCAGGTATCTTGACGGAAATTAAAGATCCTGAAGATGATACTGCTTCTGAAGAAATGGTAGCATTGAAAGCGGAAAATGAAGAATTGAAAGCGTCATTGGAAAGCGTTTTGGCTTCTGCTGAAACTTTGAAAGCGGAAAACAAAGCACAAGCGGTTATCATTGCAAACGCAAAACAGACTACTTCTAAACCTGCTCCAAATGCTGATAAAGCTAATACTAAAGAAGTTGCAAGTGCAAAAACGAGTGAAGCGTCAAAAGCTTCTTTAAACTTTAACAAATTTAAAACGAAATAAAAATGGCAGTAACTACAAACTTTTCAACAGCAGTCCTTGACCTCGTTACTGACTTGGTAACTGCTGACAAAGTAAGATTGTCAGAAGCGGTTTACGAATCTTCTTTTGAGGTTTCTCCGTTAGCTGAAAATCATCAAGTGATTACAGGAGTTAGAGATGGAAATATTATTCCAATCCTATCAACTGCACCACAATATAATTCATTCCCTTACAAAAATCCAGCGGATTGTACTATTCCTGTTTGTGATTTGGATTTAGGCTTCAGCGCAAAAGCGTGGCAGTTAGGAATGATTGCTTGTAAAATTCCAATCTGTATCAATACCTTTAATGAAAACTTTCTTGTTTTTTGGGGTTCAAACAAAAGAATATTTGGGGATGAAAACCTAAGTTCTGCACTTATGCAGTTCATTGTAGAGAAGTTTCAGACTAATTTACAGGCGGCAATGTGGAGAGTAGCGTTTTTTGGTGACCGTGCTACTGAAGTATCTGATCCAAACTACGCATTGTTAAGACCTATCGATGGAATTTTTACACAAGCAGAAGCAGGTGACGGAACAAAAATCCTAATCACACAAAACAATTCAGGAACTGCAGCTTCGCCTGTTCCATTAACAGGTGAAGCTGTGTACGCTTACTTATTGCAAGCGTATAATGAGGCAGTTCTACAACCTTGGTTCAACCAGGCTACTGCACGTTTTGAAATGACCGCAGCGATGGCTTCAGCTTTAGTTGGTTGGTTAAATGGATTGGGCGACAGAAACGGAATCAACTGTGAATGTTATTCAGCAGATGGAATTACGGCTATGAGAGCGTTTAATATCGATGCTGACTTACGTATTTTCGGTATTCCAATCCACGTACATAGAGAATTAGACGGAGTTATTTCAGCTTTGAACTTAGGATTCCCTTACAGAGCCTTATTGACTTCTGATACAAACATTATGATTGGTACTTCAGAGCTTGACCAATTGCCAGCATTTGATATTTGGTACTCAAAAGATGATGACCAAATTTACATCAAAGGTGGTGCAAACATCGGAGCTTCTTTGGTAACAAATGAATATGTTTACTTGGGAGCAGAAGCGCTTTAATTAACCTTTAAAAAAATTAAAAAATGGCTATATCAAGCGTTTGTGGAACATTAAAGAGTGGAGCGGATTATTCTTGCTCCGCTCCTTCAACTCGTAAATATGCACAACAAATCGTAATAATTAATAAAAACGATATTGATACATATACAATTACAGCTCCTACAGGATTAACACCCGAAACCTGCGCCTATAATGTTACTTTCACATTGAAAGCAGACAAAAAAGGCTTTAAGTTTATTGGTGGAGAAAATGGAAGCACCTATAAAGGTTATGTTGATACCACTACTTCGGAAACTTTCGGAAGTCCTGACTTCAAACACAATGTACAGATGATTACAGTAGGAGCTACGGAAGCGCAGAAATGCGTTACAGATGCGCTTATTCGTGGTAAATACGTAGTTGCTATGCAGTTCGGGGATATCATAGAAATTTACGGTATTGAAAACGGTTTATCAATGGTTGATGGAACTTTAGATAATCAAGAAGGTGGCGGTGGTTCAATTGGAGTTTTATCAAGCCGTGACGAAAGTCCTGAAAGCTTTCTACCTTTGGTTTATAAATCTGCTGTTCCCGGACAAGAAATTGAGGACTTTGATGCTGACTTTTTAAATGAAGCTTAAATGACTGTCAAAGAATTAATATCATTAGATGCAAGTAAGGTTAGGAGAGATTCTAACCTTATGTTGTTTTACATAGAAACGTTTAAGGATGCGTTCGGTTATGCTCCAAACTGTGCAGGATGCACTTTTAATTCTGATTGGTATAAATTGGTAAATCGTATCAACGGAACGGAAAATTTATTAACTTTACAAAAAGAAAAAACAATGGCTACATTTCAATTAAAAAAAGCAGAAGGCAAGATATTGTCTTTTAAAAAGGGAACTGTTACGCACAGGAAATATGATACCAACTTAACAGAAGAATTTGTTTTAGGTTATCTTTCAAACGGTTCTGAAGAAGAAATTGAAGAACGTAAAAAAATGTTCTCAAAACTTCCTAAAGAAACTAAATCAGAAGAATTAAAAACAACTGAAGAAGTTGTAAAAGATAATGCTCAGGCCAAAACAGAATCTGCGGTTAAGCAAACTCGTAAAAGAAAAAATAAATAATGGACGTTAAAAAAATAAGGGCCACACTCGTTGAAATGTATCATAGGTTGATTCCTGTGAATACGGACAAGGAAGGCAAAGTATATTGGAACGGAGAGGACAATATGTACCCTTACGAAATTGAAACCGTTATTTCAAACTCTCCGACGGCCGTACGTGCTTCAAAGATATTCGGAAATTATATTTCAGGCAAAGGATTGACTGATGAAAATCAAGATATTATAGTAAATCCTAAAAAGAATTATATTCTTTCAAGGATTGCATATATCATAGCTCAAAATTATTCAAAACAGGGCGGTGCTTGGATTCACGTTGGCTACGGACTTACTGATGATCTAAAATCAGTAAAGCAAAAAACACTTGACATTTTAGATTATCCTAAATGCCGTTTCCAAAAAGAAGATGATGACGGCAATAAGGGAATGATTGTTTATAGCGATTTCAAGGAAAAGAAAGCTTGGACAGGATTTAAAAAAAGAAAAGAAAAACTATTCTATCCTTTCAATCCTAATGCCGATGTAGTAATTGAACAGATAAAAGCGGATTATTTAGAAAAAAACCCTGATGCAGTTATTAACGAAAAAACATTACAGGAAATGTTGCCTTATTACAGAGGGCAGGTATTTTACGACAACCTAACACCCGAATATAAGTACGCTTTAAGTCCTTTCGATGCCGTTTATAACCATTGCGATACTGAATACCGTTTAGGTTTGTACACAAACGAACAATGGCGTTCTGGAATGCTTGGAAAAAAGGCTGTAATTACCAGCGGATTGGATGAAGAAACTTCTAAAAAAGTTGAAAAAGATATTGCTGAGTGGCTTGGTGCAGGAAATTCATCAGGAATATATCATTTAGATGTTGTTTCAGTTGAGGACATTACAAAAGTTTTGTATATTATTGACGTTAAAGCTCAATTTGACGAAAAGATATTCAGCGAAACAAAGAAATGGTTAGAAACTGCTATATTAGGACAGGCAAATAACCTGCCTACTGTTTTATTTCAGGCTTCTGACGGTGCTTTATTCGGTGCTTCGGGAGATTTGTATATGCAAGCGAAGTTATTCTATACAGAGCAGACAGATAACGAGCGTTGGCACTTATCAGAAACACTAACATATTTAGGTTTTCCTTGCGAGATAAAGCCTTTCTTTAAATTAGAAACCCAAACAATAACTGAAAATGCTGACACAACAGGATTATAACTGCATAGGCGTTGTTGCAAAACATTGCGACTATGATAAGCTTTGCATAGCCGAAAGGCATGCACTTGAATCAGATATGGAAAATCTGTATTGTGATTTTTGGTACGAAATAAAAGAATATTGGGATGAAGTGGATGCTTATGATTTAGCTGTACTAAAGTGCAATGGCGATCAGACTTGTATAAATGCTATTCCTTTAGTAGTTAACTATGCTGAAAAAAAAGCATTGATTTACGGAGGTGCTTTTGAAAACTGTTCAGGTAAAACAAGAACCTTTGAAGGAATAAGAAACGTGCTTATCTATTATTCTTATGCTCGATATATTTTCATAAATTCAGTTGACGATACTCCAAACGGATTAGTCAAGAAAACGAATGACTTTTCAATTCAGCTTAACGATAAAGAGTTATCAAAACAAGCCGATATGTACCGTTCTATGGGTTACGATAAGTTCAAGAAAACAGAAATGTACCTTTGCAACAAACGAGAAACATTTACAGATTTTAATTCTAAAAATTGCGTAGGCTGTGGCTGTTCTTGTGATAAATGCGGAGGTTTTACTAAAAATAAAGGCTACGGCATAAGGGGTGGCAATATAACCAAAAAATTATGACCTGCCAAAAATTAAGACAGGGGCAGAACAACGACTGCCCTCCAAGAAACAATAAATACTATCAGCAGGTTGTTTTGGTAAACCGGGACGATTTATTAAACAAGCGTGTACTTTTAAGCAATGTTTCATTAGAAGATGAATATACTTGCAGGCATAGGGTTTTATTTAACCTTATGGAATCAAAGACCGGATATCGGTTTTCAATAAATGAAAATGCTTCTTCAATATTTGCCAATTCAGAAAAGACAGTACAGGAAGGCATAGCTCAATACCTACATAACGTTACTATAATTGTAAGCGGAGTAGATGAGCAGACTGAATGCTTATTGGAACAATTAGACAATGGGGATTACTTCGCTGCGCTTCAATTTTATGATGGAACAGTCAAAATATTTGGTTTTGAATTTGGACTTTCTACATCAGGTTATACTTACGATCCTATGAATGGAGGCGGAGGTTCAGTAATACAATTAAAGAGTCTGCCAGATTCTTTAGAAAATTACCACCCTTTTGTTTACATAAGCTCTGTTGACGGAAACGAGATAGCTGATTTTGACAATAATTTTTCAGATATTCCTTTCTTTGAAAACGGAGATTTTAATAACGACTTTAATAACGACTTTGATAATGAGTAGAGAAGAACTAATTCAGCTAATCACTGAAAATATATACCCTAACGGGAACAATGAGATTACAGCTAACGTGCTTAATCCCGTTTTGGACGCTATGGTAAATCAGATTAATGATATTACGGGAGATTTAGATGATTTGGCGAGTACTGATACATCTAATTTAGTCAATGCAATAAATAGCGTAATACAGCAATTCCAAGATATAGATTCTGATTCTGTAAAACTGCATTCAGGTATTGAAAATCCAAATGACGTGCCTCCTGCAAATTACAACACTGCAGACTTTTACATACAAGAGGACATTAACGGAGACCCTTTGTATCTATGGCAGTTCAATGGCATAAGATGGAATAAGCAAAATACAGAAGACGATAGGTTTGTTACGTATGGAGAAATTACAAAGGTAGGCAATGAAATAAACGTAAGCACAGGGTATTCTTGGATTATTGACGATGTATTAAATTCAAATAACGCTTCACAGGATTTTATAATAGAAGATGCAGAAACAGGACAGAGCAGGGTAGATATTATAGTGACTTCAGGGGATGGATTTGAACTAATACAGGGACAGGAAAGCGCAGGAGAAGGAAGCGCATTGCAACCTGAAACGCCTATAGGTTCTTTGCTTTTGACCTCAATAAATATTTATGAAGATAATATTTCAGATCCTGCACCTGTAGGCTCTGACTACATCACAAAAAAATCATTCGGCTGGACGACTAAAAACATCACAGGTAGCAATACTTTTTTGACTATTACAGACTTCACTAACGCTTATAACATAGTCAATAATGCTTTGGTATCTATTGACGGAGTTCAGACAACAGGACTCCCAAATACATTAGAATATGATGGTCAGTTGATTTGGATAAAGAACGGCTCGACAACGCCATTTGATTTAAACGCCAATATAGATGATTTCAACCTGATGCCTTTTAAATTCCCAACGGCTGGAAATTTCACTATGGCAGTCGGTTCAGTTGCCTGTTTCAAGAGGTTTTCAAATACGATGGAATTAATTAGCTATAATATTTCAGGGTTGAGCAGTGTTCCAACGTTAGATCAGGTCGCAGTCGCTTCGTCAAACAATATGACTCAATTTATTAAGCAAATTTTATCTAATCCTTCTTTATACGGATTTGATACCAACGGAAATATCAGGGGAGGTGACCTTGTGGCGATAGCCAATGTTCAAGTTCCTTCCGACAACATTCACGGGATTAATTTCGGTGGCACTACGGCAATTGTAAGACAGGATGCAAATACTTTAGGACTGTCTTTAAAATTAGCATATAAGGCAGGAGTATCTTCAGGGTTTACAGGCAGGGAATTGATAGACTATACTTTTTATACGGCAGGATTAGCATTAAAAGCAAATGATGCTGATACAGTTCACAAATCTATATCAGGCTGGGAGCAAGGCACAGGAATACTTTCTACTGATTTGAACGCTATTGAATTGTCCTGCATCAGAAGGTTTACAGATTCTACAGCAAACAGACCTTTCGATTTCGGAACAGTTCAAACATTTCGTTTTGCTCCTGACGAATGCGCACAGATAGCTTTTAATATTGTTGGTGGAAATATAGCGTCAAGAAAACAGCAGAGTGGTACTTGGAGTTCTTGGGTATTCTTGGCAATAACTGATAATGTAGTTCTTAAGTCTGGCGGTAATATGACAGGATTGTTAGGACTAGCAAAATATACGACAGGGACAGAACCTGCTTACGAACAGGGCGCAATGTATTTTAATACTTCTATAAATAAGATTAAGGTAGGAGGCGCTTCGGGTTGGGAGGTGTATAATGCAATAGAAACGGCAAGGTCTATAAATGCAACAATATCTTCTCCTTCGGCTACTTATCAAAACAATGCCCTTATAGGTGCAACAAATATATCGATGGTGGTATTGAATGGAGATATTACGCAAGGACCATTCACATTTAATTCAACCACAGGAACTATTACAATGGCTGTAATGGCTACGGATTTAATAACTGTATATTTCAACAAAAACTAAAAATAATGAGAAACAAACTAACAATTAAGATTATCGTTTTCTTCCTACTAACAGCTTTTAATTTGCAATCACAAACAGTGTTTAATGTTTCAGGAAATACAAGTACATTGAATACTCATAGAAATGGATGGAAAATGGACAGTATTTTGATAGTTCCTGTAAGGGGTCACGCAATATCAAATACGGCTACACCATTAATAGGAAGGATACAAGTTAATTCAACAACACAATTGCCGGAATATAACAACGGTTCGGGTTGGAATTATTTCGTTACTGAAAATTCAGGATTCACTTATAGTAAAATTCAATCGGATGCAAGATTTAAGCCTTTGTCATACGTGCCAACTTATGCGGAAATAACAGGAAAGCCAACGATACCCACAAACAATAATCAACTGACTAATGGCGCAGGATATTTGACAACAGAAATTGATGGAAGCATAACCAATGAATTACAAACCTTGAGCATTTTAGGAAATAATTTGAGCATTTCATCAGGAAATAGCGTTGTAATTCCACAAAATACTTATACATCAGGACCAGGTATTTCAATAGCTTCAAATGTAATTTCTAATACGCTTCCCGACCAGACAGTCATTATAAATGGCGCTACGGGTACTTATCCAAATTTCACATTACCACAGCCTGTAATTTCAATTGCTACAAGACCATTAAATACTAACTTTACACCTTCTTCTATACGCAACACAATAGTGTCTTATTCGGTTACGTGCCAAGTAACAAATCCACTTTTGATTGGAACATCAACGGCAACGGCTTTTTTAGAGTATTCAATTAATGGTGGTACTACTTGGCTAAATCCATCACAAGTAGGAAATTCAAGCGGCGTGGGGTTAACGGTAACCGTTCAATTGACTAACGCACAGACAGGAACATTAGTTGGAGTTATACCGACAAACGCCTTGGCAAGAATAAGAACGGCAACCGTTGGAACAGGAACAGTAACTTATGTAACAGGAACAGAAATAAATTTATAATTATGAACTTTAGTAAAAAAACAGTACCACAGCAATTTAGAATTGCTTGGAAGTCAAACGGAGAAATACAGGGTTGCGATTATTCGTATAAAGAGCAGGTTTTTGAAAATGGTGTGTTATTTGGAGAAAAGACTTTTGATACAATGCCGGTTGATTTTGGAATTGAAGATTCCCCTACGGTTATGGATTTATCAGAAGTTGTTGAGGGAATAAACAATCAGCTTATCTTAAATGTAAACCAATTGCAAGATGTAAACAAAGCGCTTGAATCAGAATTGAAATCTACTAAAGACAAATTAGCTGAAACTTCAAGTTTATTAGATGAAGCTAAAACGGAAATCGAGCAACTAAAAGATGAATTAGAAAGGTCTAATAAGCAGTTGGTAGAAGTGAATAAGGCAAATCAAGAACTCATCAATAACATTCCTGTAACCGATTAAATTCCTGAATAACTTCAAGATACAGAATGTTATTTCCGTTATAGTAATATTGGGCGGTTATATAATCATATCTTTTGTTGAAGTATCTGAAAGCGAATCACAGCAGATTAATAACCTTATGCCGATAGTAGTAGGCTATCTTTTCGGGAGTTCTAAAAGCTCTAACGTGAAAGACGAAACCATATCAGATTTAAGTAAAAAATAAAAAAACGCCTTCTAATTGAGGGCGTTTTTTGTTTTTATTCTGTTTTTAAGAATTTAATTTCTTTTGATTTTCCAATCATTTTAGAATGTTCTAATTCTAATTGAGCAGACTTTAACATTGCGTTGCTAGTTGCTACTAACGTTTTTCCTTGTGTGGTGTCCATATCTCCACTTTTTACCTTTTCAAAAACATCTACTAAGGCATCACGTAATTCTTTAACATTTTTCATTGTACTAACTTTTTTAAAGTGATTAAATATTTATTTGCTTCTATAAAATAAGGATGTTTTGCAACGTCCTGTCTTGTTAATCTGTAATTGCATCTTACGATAATAGCTTGAATAATTCCCTTTGTTGTTACTCCAAGTTCTTTTTGATGATTTAATTCGCAACCTACACAAAGATGATACCTTCCATCTTCATAAATTCTTGAACCTCTAAAATCTAAAATTGGTTTTTCTGATTCACAAACTATACAAAATTTTAAAACTCCTAATGTTCCATTTCTCTTATACCTTCTTAATCTTTCCTTTTGCCTCTGTTCTGGTTTTTTACAATATTCATTTTGATATTTTTGCCCTCTTTTTTCTCTTTGCCTTTTTTGAATTAGCCTTCCTGCTTCTGATTTAGCAAACAAAGCTTTTTTTATTTTTATAGATTCTTTATTTTTAAGCCTATAAATTTTATCATATTCTGCTTTTTTTTCTTTATCAGTCATAAAAAATAATTTATAAATTAAGAAACCAACCCACCGCTATAACAAAAGCGATTCCGATAAATACTATACAACAGCAACCAAATCTAAATAATGGCTCGTTTAGTCTGTCTATTTCTTCGTTTGTCATAATTTATGATTTAAAAGGTAGATAGTAAGGAGTTCCAAAAACACAAATTACAAGCAAAAAAACTAAGTACATTCCTCTTGATGTTGTCGTCTTAAATGTTTGGTATATTGGCTCGTAAAAAGAAAATTCAACAAAACTCCATCCCAAATAAACTAATATATTAAATATAAAAATAAATGTTAAGAATTTCTTTAAACTAAATGTTGTTTCCATAACTCTAAAATTTAAATCCTACTCTAATAAAACCACTTGGAATCATTCCGTTTTCTCCATCGTAAAACTCCTGGTCGCTTCGGTAATCCAATGTGCCACGAACTCCAACAAAGAAAGTTTCGTTTAGCTTGAAGTCAATTCCCGCTTCACCTCCGGCCGTTGCGTTAGTCGCCTGTCTTTTTATAACTCCGATTCTGCCACCAGCGTAATATCTTACCTCTCCGAAATAACCAGAAGTTAAGTTTATTCCTATGCCTACGATAGCATCCGTATAACCGTCTTTAAGCTTTGAGAAGTGCGTTATGCCTACACGAGTGTAAACAAGTCCAACGTATTCTATTTCCGCGCCTATAAGCAAGCCTTTTTCTTTTGCCGAAGCATAAGGATCGGCAATTACCGAAGCCGTAAAATATTCCAATTTATTAAATTCAACCTGTGCATAACCTGATGAAGTTAATAATAACATTAGTATTAATTTTTTCATTTTATTATTTTGTATTTGATGAAATTAGTTAATTTTAAATTTGTATTTTCTTTTAAATTTTTAGGTTTTATTTTTATATTATCCCAAGTATTAATGTAGTAATCTATTTTTTCTTCATTACCTAAAGTCACCATAATCTCAAAATCAACAAAGAATATTTTAAAAGAATCCAAATAACATTTAGGGCATAAAGAATATTCATATTTTATTGCTTCTAAAATCCTTTCTTCATTTATTTTTTCAAAATATGAATCAGATTTATTTTGTGCATAACCTACCGAAGTAAATAGTAATGCGAGTATTATTTTTTTCATAGTTATAATACGTTTTGCATTCCGATTTTTTTAATACCGGATTTTGTTATTTTTACCTTTTGACCTTGAAAATCATCTTTTGTTAAATCTTCAACTGTTTTGTACCTTCCGTATTTAAAATCTATTCCGATGAAAATAAATTTATTATTAACGTGTTTTCTTCCTGTTTCAGTGAATCCTTCAAAATAACAATCTTCTCCAATAAACATTTTTTTATCTAAAGGAGTAGCTAAAAATTCAGCATATTTCCTAATCTTTTTCAATTGATAAATTAATGATTTTCTTTCCACTAATTTTACAAACTCAACCATACTTATTAATTCCATAACTACTTCTTTTTATATGTTTCTAATATTTCATTTGCCTTTTCGTCTATTTCAGGAATAGCAATTGGTGGATAGTATCTAACTACTCTCACTTTTTTTTCTCCGTACTTTAATTTACGCCCTGCGTTTCTTTCGTTATGTGCCATATTTTTTAATTTGAATAAACATATCTATAAGTTTTAACTGTATCTCCTTGAGAATAAAACATACCTTTATTTTTAGTTGTTTCTTCAATTTGACCATTAGTAAAAACTATATAATATCTCATTTCACTATTTACAGTAGGTTGTTGTCGGAATTTACCATTTAGCCAATCATATTTGTACTCATAACCAGTTGAGGTTTCATTTACCTCTTTAATTGATTTTACTATTTTTATATCCTCAATAGTATCTGTAACGAACCTTTCAACCTTAGGAATTTCGTATTCTTTTGTTTTGTTTTCAGATTCCTGACAAGACAAAATAAAGATTGAAGATAAAAAAATTAATAAAAATGATTTTTGTTTTTTCATAATAAATATTTTTAATTGTTTTTACTTCAACAAATATAAGCATTATAATTAATTACAAGCACTTTTTATAAATTATTTTTATTTAATTTTTTTTCCTTACATTTACGGCTAACTTAAATACCACTTGAAATGTCCAAAAACGTTAACATTGTGTTCACTGGATTCACAGAACAAGAATTGATTGACCTTGAATCAATGGTTGATCAGCACTCTAAAGACTACGAAGCAAAAATCTATGAAGGAGAATCCCCTTCAGTAAACAACACATCGGTAGATGTAGCAAACCACGTTTTGCCAAGACCTAAAAAACTGTAATATGAAACTAACCACTAAAGAATACATAATTTTATCGATTACGATAATGACTATTTTTTTGTGGTTTGTCGAATGGCAGGATATTTTTTATTCCTTGAAAAAATTTTATAGCAGGGTATTTTACGTTTTGTGCGTAATTGTGACCCTGCTATATTTGTTTTACATCGGCAAGGATTTTAAACTTTGGATGCCTTTTATTAAAAAATG